GTGAGCGTTTCTTTTATCTTTAAGAAATCATCGTCTAGTTCAAAAACGACCTCGACCATCTGCTCAGGCGTCCAATCTATATAATTACTTTTTTCGTCGTTGTTTTGAAAGCCCATTTTTACCACCCTTATCCATCTTGGTCTTCATGAACGCAAGATGTTCGTCGGACAATAGCGGTAAGACCTCGACTGCCCTTTGTTCATTATAATTATAATATTCTTTAATAATTTCAAGGTTAGAAGATGTACTTTGGGCTTTTGCCCACTTGTTATATCTTTTCTTCTTCCTTACACTATTTATAAAATAATCATATTGTAACATGGCATCAAGGTCGTAATGCTCATTCATATCATTAGCTTGGAACACTGTATCAGCGGACATGCTTAATGAACGATTAATTAGAAATCTATTTTTATTGTATTCGGGTTCATCCATCTCACCCTCACGAATTAGGTTTTTGTGACCATAATTAATGTCAGGTAGAATGTCTTTAAATAGGTTTGCCATATAACGATTCCATCATTTCACGAACTGCTTTTTCTGGTGCCGAACCAGACGGGAACATATTACATTTTCCGTTTTTGAAAAAGTATGTCGTTGGGTGTTGAGCAACAGGAAACGTTAAAGATTCCTTAACAGCATAACATGGTAGATTTGGATAATCATTTAAAATCGGTTCTAACACTTCAGGGATGAAATATTCGCATACCGCACAACCCTCCTTAGAGTGAACAATTACAAGGTCTTTATCAGACTTAATTCTTTTCATTGCTGCTTTTTCACTTAAAACTTTCATATTACACGTCCTTTACAAATGTTCCTTCGGGGGTCAAATACCCAGTTCTATCTTTAATTTCATTATATGCTTGATGAACGCAGTCTTCGAAGAATACTCCACGTGTTAAACATACCCCACGTAGTGTTACATAGATATCACCAATTGCATCTTTAATTTCTTCTAAGTCGTCCTTATTAAGAGCATCTAATAATTCCGTTGTTTCTTCTAAAGTTTTTATTGCTTGTGCCATTGGTTTACCATTCTTTGTAATACCTCTATCACCAAACCACTCATCAATTAAAATATCTACTTCCATTCGGCCTCCACCATTACTTCTGTTAAAAATGCGACCAAGTTAATTTCTCTATCTTGGACGAACGCTTGTTTATATTGATACTCACCAATTAATAATACGACTTGAGGCACACTTGATGGTTCTAGATAAGCATGCATGTTATCGTAAATTGTTCTAAATATCCTTACTGGGTCAGTGTCAATATTATCGACTACCCATTGTCTCATTGAACCAAAGTCCCTATCCTTTAAGTGTTTCATTAATTGCTTTACGTCTGTTTCACCAACATTAGCAAGAATGCCTTTATCGATAACTCCACCTGCAGAATAACGTTGTAATTCATTTAACGTTCTTCTCATATCAGGGAAGTGTTTCTTAATCACTTCGGCAATTACTGGTTTAGATTCAATCTTAACGTTTTCCTCATTTAAGATATCAACGATACGATTCATAAAACCACCCATTAATTGAGGTCGTTCTTTATTACCACTTCTAAAATCAACTAGCGTTGTCCTAGAATGAATCGGTTCAATAATCTTATCTTTGTAATTACAAGTTAAAATGAATCTTACATTCTTACTAAACTGCTCAATGAAACCACGTAATGCTGGTTGAAAAGATTGAGGGTTAAGATAGTCTGCTTCATCAAGAACGATACACTTTTTTCCACCATCAAAAGAAACGGTTGAGGCAAAAGAAGCAATTTCATTCCTCAACGTATCAATGTTCCTATCAAGTGAACCATTAATGATTAATGTAGTATATCCTAACTCTTCACATAATGCCTTTGCTACGGTTGTCTTGCCTGTTCCTGCAGTACCACTTAACAGTAAATTAGGCATATCACCATTTTCAATAAATTCTTTAAATGTTTTTTTTATCGAATCCGATAAAATACAATCATCTATTTTTTGGGGTCTATATTTCTCGACCCATAAGAATTCGGAAGATTTATCCATATGTAGAGTCGCTCTCTAATGCCACCCAATATACTAATTCACCACAAGTAAATTTACTGATATTTTTAGAACTAATTTCAATATCATAATCATTTGGCAACATCTTCATACGTTCAGTTAAGAAGTAGAATTTAAAATCAGAGTCACCAGTGTGGTCACCAACTTCAACTGAATAAGTATTTGATGTATCATTTCTTTTATCTTGTACTTCAGCGACAATCTTATCACCATCATTACGAATACACAAATCATTTAAACCAAGAGTACCAGTAGCACGTTGTAATTTAGTAAACGTATCGGCAGTCAATTTAAAATTCACTTCACAATCGGGCATTGTAATTTCTTTTTCCGGATAAACAATGATAGACTTATCAGCATACCAATAAGAAGTTGTAGAATGACCATCTGTAATTGTTACAGAAGTTTCACCAAATTCTAATTCGGGTTTATCGAATAAAGAAACTGTTGACAGAAACTCATTCAAATCGTAAATACCAAATTCTCTAGGGAACTTCTCGTCTACTTTATAACGAGCAAGAACGTTCTTTTGAACACTCATCGTATCTAGATTAGAACCATCTTTAATCAAAATTGATTGGTTGATTGTTGCGAAGTTTTTTAAAACTCCGATCGTTTTATCACTTAATTTCATAACATATTCCTTTTTTTAATCATTACTAATATTATACTATAAGTTACAGCAAAAGTCAAGTTTTATTCATAAATTGTTTCTGAATCAAATTCACCTGTTTTTTCATCGAATGCTTGAGCAAGTACGATGTAATGAAGTGCTTTAGTCAAATCCATTTTATTCTTTCCTTTCTTTTTACCATATCTCATTAGATATTTAATCGCATTGTCAATTGAAGTGGATGACAAAGTTCCACGTGATTCAAAAACATCAAGAGTTTGAATAGTATTTAACTCATTCGTATAATGAGCACCATACGTTCCTTTTAAATAATCGGATAGGTCGGCGAGAACTTTCCCCTCACCGTATTTCCAATCAAATTGAAAATTATTATCTGACATATCTACTATAACCGTCCATATAATTATTCATGTATTGACTGGTGGTTCTATTGACATGATTATAACCATAAGTGTGATATCGATTGTATCCATAGTTATTGCCGTCGAACTCATCTACAAAGTTAGATGCTTCTTGAATAAACCAACGTGGTCCCATAAATGAATAAGGATTAAAACCAAAGAATCCATTCCCATTATAACCTCCATAGTTATTGCCAAAGAATCCTGCATTTGCAGTGCCCATTGCTGTGACTAATGCCACGATTGCTATTACTTTTTTCATATTGTATCTCCTCATATAAGTAATAAAAAGAGTCGCCCCTTCTCAAGGCGACCGTTGAATGAGAGTTAAACTACCCTCGGAGTTCTTTAAAACTCTGTTCCGTCACGTGTAACTTCTGAAGTTTCATCATCAGCAACGAAAGTACCATATTGCTCATTACCAACACTAGCGTCAATCTTTTCATAAAGAGAAAGGAAAGACTGTTTGGTCTCATCATCAAAACGTTCAATAGACATCTTAATTGCTTTGTCTTTTTTACCAAAGATTGAATAAGACTTTAAAATATCAACAAGACGACGAGTAGAAACAATATCATCAACACCACCATCTTCAAATGTCTTACGGATGATATCACCCCACATTGTTAAATTAGGGATAAAGGCATCAACCTCAGCATCACGAAGTCCGAAACCCTCTGCTGCTTTTGTTAAGATCTTTTTCTCAATTGCTTCAGATGGGTATGCTTGGTATAATGTCACCGAGAAACGGTCAAGGAATGCTTCATTCAAAACGTTAGTACCAACGAAACGACCATCATCAGAACCTTTGCCTTTTGTATTGGCAGTAGCAATCACTGTGAAACCAGGAGATGGTTCAATCCACTCACCACGTTTCTTAATGAAATAACCTTTGCCCTCAAGCACTGATTGTAATGCCATAACTTTAGAAGATGCAAGGTCAATCTCATCAAGTAATAATACAGCACCACGTTTCATTGCTTCAACAACTGGACCGTATTGAAAAACAGTCTCACCGTTCACTAAACGAAAACCACCAAATAAGTCATCTTCATCCGTTTCAGCAGTAAAGTTCACACGAATCATTTCACGACCTAGAGAGGCACAAGTTTGCTCAATTCCGAACGTTTTACCATTACCAGACATACCAGTTAGATAAACTGGAAAAAATAGTCCAGACTTAAAAATCTTCTTGATGTCACCCGCATTACCCCATGACACATATGTTGGGTCAACTCTCGGGATGAATGAAATTGAAGCATCTAGTGACATTGCACCAGTCGTGCCAACAGTTGCTGTTGGTGTAACATTATCAGTAGCAGTTGGTGTAGGAATCACAACTTTTTTCATAGGGGCAAAACCCTCACCATCAGTTGGAACTTTGTAAACACCTCTTGCTACTTTATTTTCTTTATCATCAAAAATGATTGAAGGAACACAAACATCATAAACGTCCTTAATGCGGACTGCCTGTGCATATGTGATTTCTTTAGTACCAAATAGTTCTTCTGCTGCAGCACCGAAATCATTCAAATTAATTCTTTTACTCATAATATATACTCCTTTTTTATTGTTATCATTTAACTCAACTTACAATACTAATTATACCCTATTTTTAGAAAATAGGTAGAAGAATAACACCTTAATAATATGGCATTATGCAACCATCGCAACAAACTCATTCAATAACATCTTATTGACCTTGCGACCCTTAGAAAAGTTTTTAAATGCAGTTCGTAATTTTGCTTTGTTGACCGAACCATCTTCCTTAGATTCAACTTCTTTAAACTCAACTTCTTTGTCCATTGCTGTGTCATTGACCATGAAATACTTATCATATCCATTTGCGGGCAAAGAAACATAACCATTTTTCTGTAAGAACTTTTTAGTTTTTTGACCATCTTCCCACTTGCAAGTTGAATCAATCTTGTAAGTGATAGAACGTTTCTGAGTTAAGAAAAACCCAATAACATTAACATCACAACGAACACCAAGACCTCTTAATAAGTCACCAGTGACATTTTCACCATACGGACTGTTTGAAATAACCTTGTTTGATTTAGGATCTGTGATAACCATATATTTTGCCTCATCACCATAACCACCATATCCATACTGATTTCCACGTTCTACAGCATTATAATAAGATGTATTTCCGTTAGATTGTCCATCTGTTAAGAAAATAACATTGACCTTTTCTTTGCCAGTTTCACGTTTGAAATTAGCAACTTGCTCATAAGCGGCAATGATGCATTCGTTCAATGGTGTAGACGCAAGGTGAAATCCCTCTGGTGTGCTGATGTACTGACTACGACCATCATTGCTAGCACCAACACTGTAAAAATTATCAATGGCATTGTTAAAATCTTTGGCATTCATTTTCTCATTGAAATATTCAACCAATGCTAAACTATTCAACTGTAAATGGTTAAAACCATAATTTTCATTATCCATCTGTCCATAGAAGTCGTTACCCGCTAACGTCTTTGCACCTGA